TTTTGTATCAAAATAAACATGAGCCATGGTTTCAGATGTAACGGCCAGAAGGTCGGTTGGAAGAATGATATACAGGGACGAGAAAGAGCGTATGTGGTTCAAATATGGAACAAAATACCTGAAATAGTAATGCAAGCAGCTGAAAGATTACGAGGTGTCCAAATTGAGCAACGACCAGCACTGGATATAATAAAGCGATTTAATCATCCAAAGTGCCTGATTTATTGCGATCCTCCATATCTACTTAGCACCAGAAGGGGAAAGCAATATAATGTTGAAATGTCAAATAGGGAACATGGAGAATTACTGAATGCATTGCTTGAAAATAAAAGTAAGATTATGATTAGCGGCTATGAGTCAGATTTATATAATGATGCGTTAAAAGGCTGGAGAAAAAAGACAGGCTACAGCCTAACGCAAAGTCTTAGAAAAGCAAAAGAAGTGATATGGATGAACTATGATTGTGTCAAACAGTTATGTCTATTTGAGTAGTTATAATTTCATACAGGTCAAGCAAAAGAAGTTGTTGTAGCATTAGTAAGGCTTAAGAATATTACAAGAAGAACAAAGAAAGGGGCGAATAAATGACAGCTAAAGAGTACCTCAGGCAGCTAAAATACTTAGACAACCGGATAAATGCTAAGCTACTTGAGCGGGAACAGATAAGAACAATAGCTGAAAAAACCACAGTAAGCTTATCTGAAAAAGTACAGACAAGTTCCGGTACCAAAATGGATGATGTGGTTGTAAGGCTGGTGGAGCTTGAAGAGGTCATAAACAAAGATATAGATAAGCTTGTTGAATTAAGAGAAGAGGCAGGGAATAAGATAAACAGGATTTCTAATGATAAATATAAAATTATATTATCAATGTATTATTTATCGAACAAAACTTTTGAAGATGTGGCGGAGTTGACCAATATGTCACTGAGGTGGATTTATATATTACATGGTAAAGCGTTAAAGGAATTTGAAAAAAAATTTTAAAATAATGCATTAAAGTTCATGTTAATTCATGTTAATTCACTATGGTTCTGTGATATTATGTAAGTGGATTTTAAGGAAAATCCGCAGGACATAAAACCTCCTTACAGATATAAGAATACTTTGGGCACAGGAAAGGCAGTCAGCAGGCTGTCTTTTTTGTTTGTAAAAAAAATAAAAGATGGGAAGGTGAGGTGAGTGGCAAATGAGCATGAAAACTTAATACCATTAAATAAACGAACAAAGGACGAACAAAGAGAAATTACCCAAAAAGGCGGAAAAGCTTCAGGTGTTGTAAGACGAAGAAAAGCAGACTTAAGAAAGATAGCAGAAGGTATGATCACCGGAGATATATCTGAAATGATGGTCAAGTCATTGATAGATATTGCAGCTGATCCGGACAATAAGAATGCGGTATCAGCTTTTAAAGAAGTCAGAGATTTACTGGGGCAAAATAAGACTGCTTTAGATGTTAAAGAGCAAAAGGCAAGAGTTGAACAGATAAAAGCACAAACAGAAAAGCTAAAACCTGAAGACATAAGCACACAAGGAACAAAATATACGGGAATACCTGCTAGTATGGTGGCACCTGTATTTTCCCCGGTACTGTTTGACATACATGAACACAACTATACGGAGTATGTATTTCCAGGCGGTAGAGGTTCAACAAAATCTTCTTTCGTGTCATTGCAAGTTATAGACTTGATAATGCGTAATGACAATATACACGCTGTAGTTATGAGGCAGGTAGCAGATACACTCAGAGGCTCTGTATACCAGCAAATTATGTGGGCAATAGATGCGCTAGAACTTACAGAAGAGTTTCATGCTACTGTGAGTCCTATGGAGATTACACGAAAGTCCACAGGACAAAAGGTATATTTCAGAGGTGCTGACGATCCGGGAAAAATTAAATCTATAAAAGTACCGTTCGGGTATATCGGTATTTTATGGTTTGAGGAGTTAGACCAGTTTGCAGGACCTGAATCAGTCAGAAAAATAGAGCAGTCCGTTATTCGTGGTGGCGATGTTGCTTATATATTTAAGTCCTTTAACCCGCCGAAAACATCCAACAACTGGGCTAACAAGTACATTAAGATACCCAAAGAGTCGAGAACAGTAGTAGAAAGTAATTACTTACAAGTACCTGCTAAATGGCTTGGTAAGCCATTCCTTGAAGAGGCGGAGTTCTTAAAGGAAACCAATCCGGATGCTTATGACAACGAATACATGGGAGTTGCCAATGGTGCAGGCGGTTCGGTATTTGACAATGTGGTTATAAGGCAGATAACAGACGAGGAAATAGCAGAATTTGACCACATTCTTAACGGGGTCGACTGGGGCTGGTATCCGGATTTATATGCTTTTGTGCGTGTTCATTATGAACCGGCACAACATAAACTATATATTTGGCAAGAATATACTTGCAACAAGCAGAGCAACGAACAGACAGCAAATACACTTATAAGCTTAGGTATTACAGGTAATGACATAATTACTTGCGACAGCTCAGAGAATAAGTCAGTTGCAGATTATAAAGCTTATGGGTTATTGGCAAGAGCAGCAGAAAAAGGTTCGGGCAGTAGAGAATACTCATACAAGTGGTTGCAGTCTTTAAAAGAGATAATAATTGACAATATCAGATGTCCGGAGGCTGCACAGGAGTTTTTAGATTATGAATACGAGAGGGATAAAGAGGACAATGTTATAAGCGGATATCCTGACGGTAATGACCACTGTATAGATGCTGTAAGATATGCAACTAACAGAATCTGGAAGAAAAAAGGACAGTAAAATGTTTAACAGATTGATAGAAATAATAAGAGGGGTGATTAAAAAAGTGTTTCCTTCAAAAACGATAAAGCAGGTGATAGGGCAGGACATATCCATTAGCCAATCAATGATAAATAAAATAGAGACATGGAACGCTATGTATAACGGTCAAGCCTCTTGGATTGATAACAAAGTAAGTTCTTTGATGATAGAACAAGGTATTTGTACAGAGTTCGCTAATGTATGCCTAAATGAGATGGATGCAAGCGTATCAAATGAACAGGTAGATGCGATATTCCAGGAATCTATCAGGGCACTTAATGAGAACCTGCAACTTGGTTTAGGCTTAGGATCCTTTTGCATAAAACCCTTAGGCGGTGATGCAGTTGAGTATGTAACAGCGGACAGATTTATACCGCTTGCATTTAACTCAAAAGATAGGCTTACAAGCGTTGTATTTATACAGGTTAAGAGAGTAGGCGAAAATACTTTTTATATAAGGCTTGAATACCACGAATGGAAAGAAGATAAAACACTGAGGATACAAAACAAAGCCTATAAGTCCTCAGATGGTAACAGTATCGGGTCTCCTATTGCTTTGACGGATATAGAAGAGTGGGCGAATCTTCCAGAAGATGTATTTTATACTGGAGTAGAAAAGCCTGACTTTGGATATTACAGAAATCCTATTAAAAACACTATTGACAATTCACCTTGTGGAGTGTCGGTATTTGATACTTCCATAAATCTTATAAAGGTGACTGATATACAGTTTGCAAGACTTGATTGGGAGTTTGAAAGCGGTGAGAGAGCCGTGCATGTAGATATTACAGCGTTGCAAGCCGTGCCGGTAATAGGGAAAGAAGGCAAGACAACATACAAGATGCCTAGGCTGTCTGAAAGGCTTTACAGGGGCTTAAATCTATCTAAGGGCAACGGTGACGATATATATCAAGAGTACAGCCCTGAAATTAGAGATAGCAATATTGTAAATGGCTTAAATGCTTATCTTAGAAGAATAGAGTTTAATTCCTGTTTGTCTTATGGTGATTTGTCAGATGTCAGTGATGTGGATAAGACAGCCACAGAAGCAAAAATAGCGAAGAAGCGTAAGTTTAATAGAGTAAAAGCAATACAATCTAATTTAAGGGACTGCTTAGAGGATTTAGTATATGCACTGGCATTTTATAACGGACTTACAAAGACCGGATATGAATTTATATGCACTTTTAAGGACTCAATTCTTGTAGACGAAGAAACTGAAAGACAGCAGGATAGACAGGATGTTGCAATGGGTGTTATGAGACTTGAGGAATATAGAGCTAAGTGGTATGGAGAAACCATAGAAGAAGCAACTAAAAACTTGCCTACAGCACCTGATGTAGAGGAATAACACATGACTCCCGAAGATATGGAAAAACTTCCAAAACCATTAGAACGCTTAATGGCTGATTTAGAAATGAATATAATGGCTGAGGTAGTAGACAGGATAAAAGACACTAAAAAAATCACCCCTACTATAAACTACTTGCTTGATAGAGTGTACGATATTGGAGTTGGCAAAGAGCATATGAATAATGTAATAGATGATGCTTTAACAGATGTCAATGAAAGTATAGACAAGGTATACAAAGAAGCATTGCAGCTTGATTATGCTAGAAATAATGATATATACAAATCTGTCGGTATGGATATGAAGCCTTACAGCGAAAACAAGTGGTTGCAACAATTAAGCAATACAATTAAGAAGCATACAAAGGATAGCGTTGAAAATATAACTAAAACCACAGGGTTTAATATCACAAGAAATGGTCAAAAGATATTCGCACCTTTGGAAAAATACTTCACTGAAAGTCTTGATAAGGCTATGATGAATGTAACTACAGGTTCTAAGACATATACAGAAGTTATCAATGAAACTGTTGATGAAATGACTAAAAGCGGTCTTAGGACGGTTGATTATACATTAGGAAGAAAAGACAGAATAGATGTAGCAGTCAGAAGGGCAATACTTACAGGTGTTTCTCAGCTTACTTCAAGTATTACTGAACAAAATATGAAAGAGTTGGGTACTGACTATGCAGAAGTGGACTGGCATTTAGGGGCAAGAAATACAGGTATAGGTTTTGAAAATCACCAATCATGGCAAGGTAAGGTATACAGTAAAAGTCAGCTAAAGACTATATGCGGTTTTGGAGATATGCTCGGACTTCATGGAATAA